GTATATTATCTAAAACAGGAGCTGATGCTAAGAAAATGTTTACTGACAAAGTTGTACCTATATCGATTAATTATCCTTTCTTTTTTAGTCCTATTCAAGACGGTATGGATAGGCCAAAATCCGAACTTGCATATAGAGTTCCAGCTTCTAAGTTCACTAGAAAGAAGATTACAACAAACGAAAAGCTAGAAGACTTAGAGGGATTAGACACAACTATAGACTGGAAAAATACAGGTGACAATAGCTATGACGGTGAAAAACTAAAGCTTTTAGTACACGATGAAAGTGGTAAGTGGGAAAGACCTGATAATATATTAAATAACTGGAGAGTTACAAAAACATGTTTGCGATTAGGTAGTAGGATTATAGGTAAATGTATGATGGGCTCAACATCAAATTCATTAGACAAAGGTGGAGAAAACTTTAAAAAATTATATGGTCAATCAGATGTTACTAAGCGAAACAGAAATGGACAGACAGCGTCTGGTCTATATTCTCTTTTTATCCCAATGGAGTGGAACTACGAAGGATTTATTGATGAGCACGGAAGCCCAGTCTTCGATACTCCGGATCATGACATCTTCGATCCACATGGAGAGTTAATAGACATAGGCGTTATAGATAGTTGGCAAAACGAAGCCGACGGTTTAAAAGGAGATCAAGATGCTTTAAACGAATTTTATAGGCAGTTCCCAAGAACTACTGAACATGCATTTAGAGATGAAACTAAAAACAGTATATTTAACTTAGTTAAACTATACGAACAAATAGATTACAACGAAGAAATGTCTAACACACTAGGCATTACTAAAGGTAATTTTCAATGGGTTAATGGTGTTAAAGATAGTAACGTTATATTTTACCCAGATCCAAAAGGTAGGTTTAAAGTAAGTTGGGTGCCACAAACACAATTACAAAACAATGTTGTTTTAAAAAATGGTATTAAATATCCTGGCAACGAACACATGGGTGCTTTTGGTTGTGATAGTTACGACATATCAGGAACTGTAGATGGTGTGGGTTCTAAAGGAGCGTTGCATGGACTAACTAAGTTTAGTATGGAAGAAGTTCCTTCCAACATGATATTCTTAGAGTATCTAGCAAGACCACAAACTGCAGAGATATTCTTTGAAGATGTTCTAATGGCGTTAGTATTTTACGGGATGCCTATACTAGCAGAGAACAATAAACCTCGTCTATTGTATTATTTAAGAAGACGTGGTTACAGAGGTTTTAGTATGAACAGACCTGATAAGATATGGAACAAGCTTTCTACAGCTGAAAAAGAAATAGGTGGCATACCTAACTCAAGTGAAGACATAAAACAAGCTCACGCGGCTGCAATTGAAATGTACATACAAGATCACGTTGGTTTAAAGCAAGATGGTAGTTACGGCGATATGTACTTTAACGATCTTCTTAATGATTGGGCCAAGTTTGATATAAACAAAAGAACAAAATATGACGCCGCTATTAGCTCTGGTTTAGCTATAATGGCTTGCAATAAAAACCTTTACAGACCAAATGCACCAACACAAAAACCTAAACTAAACATAAGTATTGCTAGGTATAAAAACACAGGTAGTACATCAAAATTAATTAAAGAATAAATATGGCAGATTCTGTTATAACAAGTTATTTTCCTTCTCAAGTAGTTAGTGATAGTGAAAAGAAAACCGTTGAGTATGGTTTGAAAGTGGCAAAAGCTATTGAACATGAGTGGTTTCATGTTGATAGAGGTTCTAACAAGTATAGAACCAATCACAATAATTTTCACAAGCTAAGACTGTACGCTAGAGGTGAACAATCAATACAAAAATATAAAGATGAGTTGTCTATAAACGGTGATTTGTCTTACTTAAATTTAGACTGGACGCCAGTACCTATTATACCTAAGTTTGTTGATATAGTTGTAAATGGTATTGCTGAAAGAACATATGATGTAAAAGCTTATTCACAAGATCCTTTTGGTGTTCAAAAACGCACAGATTACCTATATAGCTTAAAAGAAGACATGATTGGTAAAGATCTTGGCTCTAGAGTTAAAAAAAGCTTTGGTGTAGATATAATGAACAATGACCCCTCTAGCTTGCCAGAAACAAAAGAAGAGCTAGATTTGCACATGCAACTAACGTACAAACAAGCTATAGAAGTTGCTAATGAACAAGCTATAAATGTTTTGTTTGATGGCAACAAGTATGAGTTAACTAAAAAAAGATTTTATTATGATTTAACAGTACTTGGTATAGGAGCTGTTAAAACTTGTTTTAATACATCTGAAGGCGTTGTGGTTGATTACGTTGATCCTGTTAATTTAGTTTACTCTTACACTGAGTCGCCATATTTTGATGATATATATTATGTTGGTGAAGTTAAAACAATACCTATAAACGAACTTGTTAAACAATTTCCTAATTTAACAACTTCAGAGTTAGAAGATATAGTAAAAAACAAATCACACAACAAAAACAATTACAATACTGGTCACTCTTCATCTGATGATGATAGTAACAAAATACAAGTTTTATATTTTAATTATAAAACCTACATGAATGAGGTTTATAAAATAAAACAAACTGGTAGTGGTGCTGACAAGGCTATAACAAAAGATGACAATTTTAATCCGCCAGAAAGTATTGGTGGAAGTTTTGAGAAAATTACAAAGAAATTAGAAGTGCTTTATGACGGTGCTGTTATATTGGGAACAGATAAACTTTTAAAGTGGGAGCTAGCTCAAAACATGGTAAGACCTAAAAGTGATTACACTAAAGTTAAAATGAACTATAGTATTGTAGCTCCAAGAATGTATAGAGGTCGCATAGAGTCTTTAGTGCAACGTATAACTGGTTTTGCTGATATGATACAGCTTACACACTTAAAACTACAACAAGTAATGTCTAGAATGGTTCCAGACGGGATATACTTGGACGCGGATGGTTTGGCTGAGATAGATTTAGGTAATGGTACAAATTACAACCCACAAGAAGCTTTAAACATGTTTTTCCAAACAGGTTCAATTATTGGTAGAAGTTTTACTTCTGATGGTGATATGAACCCAGGTAAAGTTCCAATACAAGAAATACAATCAGGTAATGGTGGCGCTAAAATGCAAAGTTTAATACAAACTTACAATTACTATTTGCAAATGATAAGAGATGTTACCGGTCTTAACGAAGCTAGAGATGGTAGTACTCCTGATAAAAATGCTTTAGTAGGAGTGCAAAAACTAGCAGCTGCTAATTCTAACACAGCAACAAGACATATATTGCAAGCTGGTTTATATTTAACACAAGATATTGCGGAGGCATTGTCGCTTAGAATATCTGACGTTTTAGAATATTCACCAACAAAAGATGCTTTTATTCAAAAAATAGGCTCTCACAACGTTGCAACACTTGAAGAAGTTTCTGAACTACACTTATATGATTTTGGTATATTTATAGAGTTAATGCCTGATGAAGAAGAAAAAGCAATGCTTGAAAATAATATTCAAATGGCATTGCAACAAAAAAACATAGAACTTGAAGACGCTATTGATCTTAGAGAAATTAAAAATGTTAAATTAGCAAATCAATTGTTAAAAATAAGAAGAAAGAAAAAACAAGACAAAGATCAGCAGTTACAGGAACGAAACATGAAGCTACAGTCTCAAGCAAATCAACAAGCAGCACAGGCTGCGGCCCAAGCAGAAATGCAGAAAAACCAAGCAGCGTCTCAACTTCAAATACAATTAGAACAAGTAAAAGCGCAACTTGAATCTAAAAAAATGCAAGAAGAACTTTTACTAAAAAAACAATTATTAGACCATGAGTTTAAAAATGAAATGCAGTTAAAAGAAATGGAACTTCAAGCTGTTAAAGGTAAGGAAAACATGAAGGAAGATCGTAAAGATGAACGAACAAAAATTCAAGCAACTCAACAAAGTGAAATGATTGAACAAAGAAACGCTAGTAAAGGACCTAAAAACTTTGAGTCTACAAGTGATACTAACTTAGAGCAAGAGCAAGGTTTTGATATGAGCATGTTTAAAACTAGTTAATTACTAATTATTATTATATTATATTATGGAAGAAAAAGTAAAAAGCGTAGTTGAAGAAACTACACAAGCAACTGAACAACCAGTTGAAGAAACTAAAAAACCAAACATTAATGAAGACGGCGATTACGTCGTTGATTTAAGTAAACCAAAAAAAGATGAAACTAAAGAAGATAACCCTGACAACGAGGGAGTGGTTGGAGTCGATGAAAATGCCGATGCCACAGAAAAACAAGAAGAAGTACAGCCGGAAGAACAAGCACAAGAAACTCCAGTATTAGAAGAAATTACCGAAGAAGATGTTCAAGAGCAAGCAGAAGAACTAACTGAACAAGTTGAAGAAGCTGTTGCTGAAGCTCAAGAAACAGGAACTCCTTTACCTGAAAATTTACAAAAAGTTGTAGATTTTATGGAAGAAACCGGTGGTACATTAGAAGATTATGTTCGTCTTAACCAAGATTATTCTAGTTATGACGATATGACAGTACTTAGAGAGTACTATAAACAAACTAAATCTCATTTAACATCAGATGAAGTAGAGTTTTTAATTGAAGACTCATTTTCGTATGACGAAGAAGTTGATGAAGAAAGAGATATTAAAAAGAAAAAAATAGCGTTAAAAGAGCAAGTTGCCAACGCTAAAAGCCACTTAGACGGGCAAAAGTCTAAATACTATGAAGAAATTAAAGCTGGTTCTAGGTTAACTACCGAACAACAAAAAGCTGTAAACTTCTTTAATAGATACAACAAAGAGTCAGAAGAAACTCAAAAAATAGCAGAAAAACAAACTAATCATTTTTTAAATAAAACTAATCAAGTTTTTAACGATAAATTCAAAGGTTTTGAATACAGTGTCGGAGATAAGAAATATAGGTTTAATGTGAACAATGCTAACGAGATTAAAAATACTCAAAGCGACATTAATAATTTTGTCAAAAAGTTTTTGAACAAAAACAATGAAATGTCAGATGCTAAGGGTTATCATAAATCTTTATACACAGCAATGAACCCCGATGCTATTGCTAATCATTTTTATCAACAAGGTAAAGCCGACGCTTTAAAAGACAGCGTGGCAAAAGCTAAAAATGTTAACATGGATCCTAGGCAATCGTTTTCAAACGATAATACAAGTGGTCCTAAAATGAGAGTGCTTAGCGATGATTCTACTGGTTTTAAGTTTAAAATTAAAAACAAAAATAAATAATAAATTTAAAAAAAAATAAATTATGGCAATTACAGGTGTAGGTGCAGCTGGTTATACTCCAGCGCCCCTAAAACAAACGTTGATCACTAATTACATTGACTTTACAGCTAATGGAAATGGGTGGGCTCAACAATATTTACCAGACTTAATGGAAGCGGAAGCTGAAGTTTTTGGTAATAGAACAATTTCAGGTTTTTTAGCTCAAGTAGGAGCTGAAGAAGCTATGTCTGCTGATCAGGTTATATGGTCTGAGCAAGGTAGATTACATTTATCGTACAAAAGAATTACAATTGGTGGTTCTGGTGACGCAGGAACTTTAACTTTTGGTACTAACGCTACAGATGCTGATGGAAAAGATGCAACTAGCACAACTGCAGCAATATTTCATGGTATTAGAAAAGGTGACATGCTTTTAATCTCACAAGCAGGAGTAACAAAAAGAGCTTATGTTACTGGTGTAGCAGCTTCTGGATCTGGTACTGCAAACGGTGTAGTTACTTTTGAGCGTTATGACGGTGAAAACTACGATGAAGGTGATATGGGTACTGGTGATGCTTCAGTATTAGTTTTTGGATCTGAGTATGCTAAAGGTGTTACTGGTAGAGAAGGAGCTAACAAGCCACAGTTCTTACAAAGAAACAACAAGCCTATCATTTTAAAAGAAAAGTATGAGGTTTCAGGATCTGATGCTGCTCAAATTGGTTGGGTTGAAGTTTCTGGTGAAGACGGACAAAGTGGTTACATGTGGTATTTAAAAGCTGCAGGTGACACTAAGGCTCGTTTTGCTGATTACTTAGAAATGGCAATGTTAGAAGCTGTTGATAATTCAGCTAACGATACTGCTGGTCACCAAGGTGGTACTATTACTGGAACTGAAGGTTTATTTGATGCTTTAGAAAGTAGAGGTAACGTGGCTAACACAATGACTGCAATGGCAGACTACGATGAGTTAATTCACGAGCTTGATGCGAATGGTGCAATCGAAGAAAACATGATGTTTATGGATAGAACTACTAGCTTACAGTTAGATGATATTTTAGCTGCTCAAAATTCTTACGGATCTGGTGGTACTTCTTACGGGGTATTCAGTAATTCAGAAGATATGGCATTAAACTTAGGATTTACAGGTTTTAGAAGAGGTTCTTACGACTTCTACAAGTCTGACTTTAAATACCTAAACGATGCTTCTACTAGAGGATTAATAAATTCTACTGATGCGGCTAACGCTATTAGAGGAATTTTAATTCCAGCTGGTGTATCAACTGTTTATGACCAAGGATTAGGTAAAAACATTAAAAGACCTTTCTTACACGTTAGATACAGAGCTTCTCAAATGGAAGACAGAAAAATGAAAAGCTGGACTACTGGTTCGGTTGGAGCTGCTACTTCTGATTTGGATGCAATGGAAATGCACATGCTTTCTGAAAGATGTCTAGTTACTCAAGGTGCTAACAACTTTGTATTATTCAAAGGAGCTGCATAAGCATTATTACTTAAGGATCGAGGCTTCGGCCTCGACCCTTTATTTTTATTAATTTATATTATATTATATTATGGCAAAAAAACAAACAAAAGCCTCATACCAAGGAGATCCTGGTGATGAGCATGTAGAAAAAGTAACACCGGTTATAGAAACAAAAAAACCAACAAGAAAAGAACCAACTTACAAAACTGTTGATGGTTGGCAGTTAAAAGATAGAATGTACAGATTAACAGGAGATAAACAACCATTGTCTCATTGGTTTAAAAGTAGAGGTTTGTATTATTTTGACGAAGAACTAGGTTATGAAAGAGAAATAATGTACTCTGAAAACCAAAAAACAGTTTTTGTAGACGAAATGAAAGGACAAGTTGTTAGAGGAAGAATTATTTTTAGAAACGGTATATTAGCTGTACCTAAAAACAAAGTTACTCTTCAAAAAATGTTATCAATATATCACCCTCAAGCTGGAAGCTCCTGGGTTGAAGTTTCTGAAAAGAAACAAGCTGTAGAAGATTTAGAAGATATAAATATAGAGATAGACGCTTTAATTGCAGCTAGAGAAATGGATATAGACATGGCTGAGGCAATTATGCGTGTAGAGGTTGGTTCTAACGTAGTAAAGATGAGTTCTAAAGAACTTAAAAGAGATTTGCTGTTGTTTGCTAAAAACAACCCTGATATGTTCTTAGAATTAGCTAATGATGACAATGTTCACCTTAGAAATATAGGTATTAAAGCTACTGAAATGAACATAATAAAGCTATCTCCAGACCAAAGAGTTTTTATGTGGGCTTCTAATGATAGAAAACTAATGAATGTTCCATTTGATGAACACCCATACTCAGCTTTAGCCGCTTGGTTTAAAACTGACGAAGGTATGGAAATATTTTCAAATATAGAAAAACGATTAAAATAATCAAACTGTAGGAGCGGTCGCTCTACGGGGCGATCGCAAACTACAATAAAAAAATTATGGCGGTAAACGTAGACACAGTATATCAAAGAGTATTAGCTATTGCTAACAAAGAGCAAAGAGGTTATATAACACCTCAAGAGTTTAATTTATTTGCCAATCAAGCTCAAATGCAGATATTTGAGCAATATTTTTATGATATAAACCAATTTGGTAGAGCTCCTGGAAATACAACTCCATACTCAGATATGTTAGAAATATTAGATGAAAAAATTTCAGAGTTATCATGCTCGTTTTATTATTTAACAGATGGTGCATATCAAAGTTATTCAACAGGTACTAAAGGTACGGCTCAAGCTTTACCAACCGACCTGTATAGATTAGGTACTGTTTGGTATTACTGGGATAATGATTATATTGAAGCGGAGTATATACCGCAAAATGAGTTTAGATATTATGCAAACTCTTCTTTAGCAAGACCTGCTAACGACCAACCTGTTTATACTAGAGATAAAGATGGTATAAAAGTATGGGGTCAAAACACTACTACAGCTCGTATAATACAAAGAAATACAAACGTTTTTATAGACTACGTTAAAATACCTGGGCATGGTGCAGATGCTGTAAATTGGGGATATACAGAAATAAACGGAGCAGCGCTTTACAATGCTACAAGCTCAAAAAACTTTCAATTACATGTTTCTGAAGAAGTTGAGTTAGTTAATAAAATATTACAATTAGCAGGGGTTGCTATAAAAGACCCTACTATTGCTCAAGCTGGAGCACAGCAAGACGCAGCTAAAGTTCAACAAGAAAAATTATAATAAATGGGATTATTTACACAAGAGCAAAAAAGATATTATACTAAAACGCAAACTATAAACCAGCAAGCTAGCGGTTTAACACAGCTTAGTACATTTGGTTTATTAAACCCATTGCCACCAACCTCAAACGATCCTACCATAGACTCGTACAACACTGATATGGTTGTAAAAGTAAATGGTGTTGTGTTAAGCAATATAAACTACTCTTACATAAAAGGAACGCCTGAGATAGTATTTGGTAGAAAAAAATTAGCAATAAGAGCTTTAGCTGGTGTACAAATAGCTTCTGCAGGTGGAACATATGCTGTTACCGGCACAGCTATAGGTGATGTTGCTGGTTCTATTATAACTTTAGCAGCCGCAAATACAACAATGCAAGTTGGTGATGTTATTGCTGTAACAAACGCGAACAACTCAACTTCATTTAGTACAACATCTTCTGGCAACGGTGCTGGAGAAGCTGTTTCAACAACAGAAAATATATCTATATTTAAAATAGCAGAAGACAATATAACAGTAACGCTTAATAAACCTGTTAGAATTGAAAACTCAATGTTTGTTTATTTCTTTAAATACAATTGGATAAGCGATATAACAAATACAGCAACAACTAATTACAGCACCAACCACATACCTACAACACAAGTAGCAACTCAAGTTCCTCCTGGAGCTGTTATAGAGATAATAAACTCACATAACAATGAAACTGGTAATTATCAAAACATATCATTAAAAGAAATTATAAATAATTTTATGGTTTCAATGGTTGGTCAAGGCAAGTTAATACCAAAAATAAAAAGAGCTGATGTTGCTTTTCACGCTAGAAGAGCACAACAAGAGTTAAGCTACGATACATACAGATCGAGTAAGTCTCAAGAAATAGAAGTACCTAGTTCTTTAACTATGTTGTTACCGCACGATTACGTTAACTACATTAAAATGTCATGGTGTGATGGAGCTGGTATTGAGCATATAATACATCCTCAGTCTAAAACCGGTAATCCTACAGCCATAACACAAGATACTAACGGCGCTTACACTTATAATTCTGACGGAACCTTAGCCACAACAGATTCTAACACGTGGACAAAATACAAAACAAACACACCTTCTGAAAACACAAAAAACGATTATAATTATGATAATGAAATGTATGATTTAAATATGGGTCAAAGATATGGTGCTGATCCTGTTCATACACAAGTAAATGGCTCGTTTTTTATAGATAATAATAAAGGTAATATACATTTTAGCTCTAATATTTCTGGAAAAACCGTAACACTTAAATATCTAAGCGATTCAATGGGAACGCTAGAAGAGATGGTTGTTCACAAGTATGCCGAAGAAGCAATGTACAAGTGTAT